CCTCCGATGCTTGGGCTTATTTTACTAATGATACAGCCGTCAGATTCTACTACAAAGTATGTGCTTTGCAAAGTTGATTGGTGCACTGTAGTAACATAGTACTTAGAATTTGTTGAAAATGCTTTTGAGGCTAATCCTACGCTTCTAATGAGTACTGATGCCGTTCCTACTGTTCCAGCAACGTCTACTGTGTTTGATTTTACGTAAGTGTCTTTAGCTGATGCTGCTTCTATTTCGTAAAAAGTTATGTAGTCTGAGCTATCTGGTCGCTGAATGGTAGTTACATTTACTGCATCTGATATTGTCTCTATAACTGTAGCTGCTAATATTTCTCCAGTTATTGTTAGAGCTCTTATGTTTATTTTTACTTCTGTTCCGTTTGAGTAGGTTATAAGTATTCTGTCGTTAGCGTCGGTATATACGTCTATAGCTTTGCTAGGAGTTTCTCCGGCTACAGTTACGATAGAGCTTATATTTCCTATTAAATCTACAGATAGTACGCTTAGTACTGCACCTGTGTTGTTATAGCTTATAATATTTTTATTTGCTGCAGCAGCAACGTCATATATTTTATCAGTAGCATTTAGATCTGAGACTGCAGTAGATTCTGAGCTTATTGTTGTAGGTGCTATTAGATTTACAGTTTTATATTTAATATCTGTTCCATCTATGTAGAATATAAATAAAGTATTTTGGATATTAGTAATTCTAGGCTTAGTTCCTGTGGCACTAATAGAAGCATCGGATAAGATAAAGTTTCCACTTTGATTGTCTTTAATGGTTAGCCGAATTCCTCTAGAATCTTCATATGTAAATGCATTTAGATTGTCTGATGAAACTAAATCTACATTGCTTTTGCTGTAATCATCTCTAGTTACTGGGCTAGAAGTTGGAAAAGCGCTAAAAATTTTACCTTTATTTGTCCATTTATCAATAGCTTCTGATCTAGAGTAGTATTGGTTATCTGTCATTAATCCAAGTTCGTCTCTAAATTTAGTTAAAGTTTTTGCATTTAATATAGAGTTATTATTGATATCTTTAGTAATTATTAATTCGTATCCGTTTCTTTTTCTTAATTTTTTTAAGGTATCAAAGATAGCATTTTCTAACCGTCTTAGGTATCCTATATTTTCTTGCTTTTCATCTATTTTGGTATCTATACCAACTTGAAAAGGAATGGATATAAGTCTTTTTGGTAAAGCCACATTAACCTCTTATGATTTGTGCCATGCTGAAGAACCGTCTCCAACTATCATGGTGCTTGAATTATCTGAAGCTATTATTAGAGAAGATTCATTATCTATAGTATCTGATCCTGATACATTAACGGTTATATTATTTGTATATGATTGTCCAGATGCATCTTTGATTATGTAAATTCTACCTGTTGAAACTGAGTTAGCTAAAGGTAGGGTTATAGCACGAGGAGAAGTAGTATCAACAATAAGATAAACAAAGGTATCCGAGGCGCTAATAGCGATGTCGCCGGCAACACTCGTCGTCTCAAATAGTTGAGCATTACCAGGAGTCGAAGCAAGAGCTCCACCAGAGGTGATCTGAATTGCAACACCACCAGAATTAGTAAAATAGAGATCTCCACTAGATACGTAGACTGATGAGGCATTTGAGGCTCCTGTTAGTGTTGATCCGTTGTTAATGTATTGAGTGCTTAGTAGGCTAAATGGTTTATTAGAGTTAAAGTCTAAGTTTTCATTTATATTTAGACCTGCTGTAGGTACCTGAGTTCCTTTTCCGCTTGTATGATCGTGTGAGTCTATAGTTTCTATAGCTGTATTTAGGTCTGTAGCCCACTCCGGTCCTAATGTGACCGTAGGTGTTGGTAGGTCTAAATTCATAAAAGTTGTCGCCATTATTATCTCCTAAAAAATCCAAATGTCTACTTGTACTGCATGGGAGCATGCTATACTTAGACTCGTAGTCGGTTGAGGATTTGTATCTTGTAAATCCCATATTCTAGAGTCTGCTCTTTTTCTTACTATAAACCATCCGAGTGGTTTGCGTCCTAGTTTGTGCTTAATTTCATTAGATACTCCAGCTTCTAAGCATATATCTTTTACTAAAACTCCGTCTAATGGTGTAAAGTTTAAAACGTATTTTGCAAATTGTTCTACATTTTCTTGTACTTGCTTTACTTCTCTGTCTTTAGCATCTATTTTTTTAAATGCTTTTACGCTATTATTTCGAGCCACTATTAGCTCCTAGTTCGACCGTAGAAAAAGTCGTCATTTTCGATATAAATATCTGATATAGATTCTGGTTCTCCTGCATCTCTATTTTTAGATGATTCCTCTATGCGTCTTTTTAAGTCTGCTTTTTGCGCCATAAGTACGCTTACGTCTGACTCTTCTTTATTTAACATTTTAATAGCTGCATCTACTATTACGTATTCTGCGTAGTAGTTGATGTCGTCAAATGTATCAGTGTCGTCTACTAGTTCTGTACTTTTAGGTATGTACCATACTCTTACTTCTATATTTGAATCTGGTGCTGGGCTAAGTCTTAACTTGTTTCCTACTAGCCTGTATCGTACGTTTGTAATTCCGATATAGTCCCATACTCCGAAGTGTTGAAACCTGTTACGCTCATTAAAGTTAAATGGCTTTAGTGTAAAGTAATCGTCTCCGTTTAGCTTTGCGTCTAAGGCTCTTAGTTTGTAAAAATCATTATTTGGGAATATAGTTGAAAGCTCGTATGATTCTTGTCCGCCTACTGTAGTAAAAGTTGTTTCTTCTACGTAGTAGTCTTCTCCGTAAGATTGTACTAATATATCATGCAATTCTGCGATTGAACTGTTTATGTAATAATTTAATTCTGTATCGTCAACAAATTGACTTTCTTCCATATCTGCTCGCTCTCTGGATCTTTCTCTTAATTGTGCAAGTGTGATAGACATGGTATCTCCTGTGTAAAAAAGCCCCTCATTCGGGGGCTATTAATCCTTTTTAGTCTTCTTTTTCTTCTTCTAGCATGCAGAGTGTTATAAAAGACTTAAGTGCGCTTTTAAGTGCTCCTGCATCGCCGCTTTTAATAGAGCTGATTAGTTCTTCTGCGGCTACGTCATAGCCATTTTGATTGTACTCAACTTCTGCTCCATCTTCTACTTTTTTAGGCTTCATTACTTCTTCTTTCATAGAATCATAGTCGCTAGAGCCACTAAGTTTTTTTCTAATTTTTAAAAGTATTGCGCCTTTTTTCTTTTCATCTATTGGCAATGGCATTTTAGGCTCCTATTATTTTACACTAGAGTTTTTAACGTCAACAACCACGAAAATGTCTGAAGAAGCTTGAGTAGCAGATGCTTCTACTACGATTGTTTTAGCAGAAACTACGTCGTGAGAGTCTACGTGAAATGAAGCTGCAACTCCACCGATTACTGAAACTCCCATTAACTTACTGTAAGAATCTTCTAAAGTAATTGTGTACTGGTTAGTTGAGTGAGAAACTGAAGCAACACCAGCTCCGTCAATTGAGCTTACGTCTCCAGATCCATCAGTGCTAATTACAACGTGAAGGCTCTTCATTTCTTTTTCTAATGATTGGTGTCTTTGAAATCTTCTATTTGCCATGATAATCTCCTTTTAGTCAGACCTCGACAATGAGGGCTGCGATTATTTTTTGTGTTTTTGTTTATGTTCAAGTTGTGCTGCTTGCTTAGCTCGAAACATATCTTTCATAGAAGCATGCTCTTTATTTTTAAGTTTTTTTCTCATTTCACTAGATATTTTATCTCTAGCTGCTTTAGACTTTTTATACTTAGAGTACTTTTGTTTTAAAGCTGCAGCAAAGTTTTTTTTCATGTCTTCCATAGTTAGTCCTAGAAGCTCCTTAGCCCATAAAGGCTAAAGAGCTTATATTAAAAATTAAGAAAGAGTGATGTTAGCGTTGAAACCAGGGGCTTTACATCCTAATTGAGCATAGTACCCAACTCGAACTTCTACAGCATCCGCATTAGTTTCTCTTAACATTTTAAGTCCATCAGAATCTAAGATCTTGGGAGCTTTACCAAGAGAGTAAAGTTTCCAGTGCTCCATAGAAAGCATAAAAGCTTTGTTTTCTGGGCAGTTTTGATCAGGGATACATCTGATTGGTCCACGAGGTCCGTGAATCATGATTCCTCTGAATCCGATTTCACCAACTTTGTGATCAATGTATTGAACTTTAGATCCTAAAGCTTTTTCTAAATCAGAAAATTTGCTGTAGCTCATGAAGCAGTACTCAGGCTTTCCACCTTCTCTACCAACTCTAGCAGCAGCATCTACAAGAGCTTCTTCGATTGGCTGAGCAGATCCGTCGTAACGAATACCAGCTAAACGAGTAGCATCTGAAGATCGGTCAACGCCAAAAAAGTTATCTCCACTAGTAGGAGCACTGTTTGGAAGCCAAGCTAAAAGACCTTTAATTTTAAGATCATAATCACCTTCTACGAAGATGAAGTCATCATTAGCAGATCCAGAACCACCATCGATAGCAGTTTGAGCATCTACAGTTAGAACACCAGAGTCTCTGTTTACACCATTAACAGTTACAGATCCAGATTTTACAGATCCACCACCATCAGCAGTAGAAACTACAATTTCCATTCCTACTTCAAAGTTAGTTACATCTTCAACATTTTTAAGTTGGATTGAAGTACCAGTTGAACCAGTAGCAACTTGACCGATTGAACCAGAACCAGATCCGTAAAGAGAGATAGCTAGTGAACGAGTAGCACTTTCGATAGCACCATCGATTTCAGAAGTAGCAGCTTCGATGAATGCGTTAGCATTTCCTTTAGAAGCTTCGATAGTTTCATTATCGATAGAAGCAAGAGAGTAATCTTTGTTACGAGTAAGTAAGAAAGCTTTGTATTGAGAGTTAGTTTTGTTAGATTGAGCAGTACTAAAAGTAGCAGATCGACCTTGAGGAATTCCAAATTTGATTGGAAGTTTAAGGTTTTCTCCACCAAAGTTTTCGTACTTAGATAACATAGCTAGAAGAGGATTATCTTTGTAAACCATGTTTTCAATTCTTTGATCAGTGTAGTGTTGTTTAAGCGCCGAAGCGAATGAAGTTAAATCTAAAGACATTTTAGACTCCTTTATTTTAAGTTAGTTAGTTGTTATTATTCTTCCCACTTGAGCATTCTGGCTATAGCAGCCTTAGACTCATCATTACTTAAATACTTGGAACCTTGTGTGGAAACCTGTGTTCCTAAGTCGTTAGATAGTGTTGGCGATTCTACCCTTTTTTCTGAAGCTGGTGCTTCTGGCTTGCTGTAAAGACCTTTTAACTTGTTAGTCTCGTATAATTTCTTTGCTTCTTCGAAGAGATATTCCTCAACTTGGTCAGCAGCTTCTTTGTTGCTGAGAATGTTTCCAGTTTCGGCGTGGTGTGACTCTATAAGCTCATAAACTAAGTCTACTGAATCATTGGCTCTTATCATTTCATAGTCTTCAGAGGTGTTGACAAAATCTGTTAATTCTGTCATAAAGTTCTGAATAGTCTCTTGATACTTAGTTTCTTCTGCTTTCTTATCTCTTTCTAATATTTCGTTTCTAATATCTTCTAATTCTCGTGAGTATTTATTTTCTATTTCCTGTCTCATTAGTTCCATTTGCATGTCTTGAGTCAGTTTTCCGTCATTTAAAGCTAGTTCTGTCAGTTTATCGTAGCTAAGTCCTAGTTCTGCTAAAGTTTCTAGAGGATTTTTCTTTAATCTATACTCTAAAGGTACTTCAGGCTCTTTTTGATTAGCTAACTCTTCTTGTTCTTTTTTCCATGCTTCGTACTCGCTATATTTTGCCTCAACTTCTTTTTGACGTGCTCTAAACTCCTTTTCTTTTCTAGATAGAGCTGCAAATTTTTCAGCAAAGTTGGCGTCTTCAGGGCTTTTTACTTCCTCTTCAGATTTAGACTCTTCTGCTACTTTTTCGTTCATAGCATCGCTGATTGACTGTTCCGCTTGTACTTCTTCCGCAGGATTTACAGATAGATCTGTGACTGCTTCTGATTGCATTGATTGTTCTGACATGTTGTCTCCTTTTTTTACTTTGTGCTTTTAGGTACTTAGCCTAAAAACGGACATTGTGGTCCAATTATATTCTGATGTTATACAATAGGAGGTTCTTGACCTTCTACTGGTAGTAAATCGCTAGTTGGCGCAGCCTCTGGTTGAGCAATTGGAGCTTCTGCTGGCATAACCTGGTTTTGAGGAGGCATTGAGCCGGCTTGTGCAGCTAAAGCGGCTTCTTGTTCAGCTTGCATTGCTGCTGCTTCTGCTTTTTCTAATAAGTCTTGGCAGTCTTCCATGTAGCGTCTTAAAAGCTCTAAATTCTCTTCTGGAGCTCCTTCTGATCGGTACTTAAGGTAAGCCATTTGAGCTTTTTGCTTAGCCATGTCTAGATTCTGATACGGCTCTGGTGGCTCATATATAGAGTCGTCTATCATGGATTCGATTTGGCGCTCAATATTATCTATGTCTGCGTTATATAGTGAGTTTGCTTGCTCTAGATCTGGGAAGTCTAGTAGCTTCATTCCGTCTTCTTTAGATATAAAGCCTGCTTGAAGCAGTTCTTGTACGTCTTGCAGTCTACCTGCTGGAGTAGTGCTAAGACTAGAAGTTGGGAATATATCCATCATGAACTTATCTTCTTCCATGTCTACGTCTTCCCATTTAATGGTTTCTATAAAGCCCTTTCCTTTAGCTTTTACGTTAAACTCTGGATCTTCTTGGTAGCAGTCACGAGCCATGTCTATCATGATACGGGCAGCATCCATATACATACGCTCATAGCGCTTTCCAACTTCTAAAAACCTTTCAGACTCGATGTCGTTAAACTCTCTTAGGGCTTTTCCAGAATCTAGTCCGGCTGGCTTTAAACTACGAGCACTTAATTGGCTAACACCGGCAATTTCGTATGCTCGGTTATATAGTCTATCTAAGTGGCTAAATAGCTCTCCAGGAATAGTTCCTACTGATTCGTAGCTAGGCTTTGTTCCTGCGTATTTTACAATTCCGCCAATTTTATTGTTTAAATGT